AGCAATCTCCAAGGTTGCACCGAAAGACTTGAAAAATTCTTTCTTGGAGATGGCAGGTGCATTGCGAAATTGGGAACTTACATTCTCGGATTGTACGGAGTACACGAATGGTTTGCCGATATTGACCAAGAAAGAATCTACTGGCAAGAAGGCAAAGGAATCATCCATAGTGTCCTAGACTATATTACTTACATAAATTTTGGCGAGTTTATGAAAGAAATAGGTTTTAAATGGGAAGATGCTTCAGAATATCGCCAAAGGTATTTAATTAGGGCTATTAAATCTAAGACTTTGTTTTAATTACTAGGAATATGACATGACAATAAAATCAGTAATTGAAATAGATGTCTTAGACGAAAAATTTAAAGCATTTCAAGCCGCTTTTGATAAATACAAAAAGTCTGTTGATGAACAATCCAAAAAATGGAAAGAAGTTAATAAGACTTTAGAGGAAGCAGAAAAACGCCAAAAAGCTTTTAATAAAGCACTTCAAAATGGTGGGCAAGCTCTTAAAGGGGCTGTTGGATATACAGCTTCTATTGCTTCCAATATGGCTTCTGCGGCTATGTCTGCTGCTAAATGGCTTACCTATAGTGCTATTGGCGGTGGATTTGGTCTTGGTGGATTAGCTTCTGGAGCAAGCAATCTTCGTAGAGAAGCTACAGGTCTTGGAGTTAATACTTCACAATTAAGAGCCGCAAGAACTTATGGTGAGCCTTATCTTGGCGGTATTGAAGGAGTAATGGCTAATATCCAAAGACTACAAACAACCCTTACAGAACAATACAAAATTGGTGTATTAGGCGGTAGTTTAGGAAAAAATGCTTTTCAAAATCTTCCTGATATTCTTAATAAAGCTAGAGAAGCTGTTAAAGCCGCTGGTGGGAACATTGATGTAGCAAGGGCAATGACACCGGGTTTACAAGATGTCATGAATGAAGAACAGTTACAAACTGTTGGAAACATGACCCCAGAGGAATTTGCAAGATTAATTTCTTCTTTAAAAACAGGTGCTAATAACTTTGCTATAGATGAAGCAAAATATGAATCTTTTAGACAATTTTGGGTAAGTCTTAAAGAAGCTGGAAATATCATTGAAAATTCTTTAATCAGGAATTTAGATACTTTAACTCCACAATTAAAGCAATTGGCTAGAACTATTGCTGACACTATTGATAATTTGCTTAATAGCGAACAGTTTGCTGAAGCAATGAAAACTATCAATGAAGGAATTAAAGATTTTGGCAAATATCTTGCTTCAGGTGAAGCTAAAGAAGATATGAAAACTTTTGGTGAAGCTTTAAAAATTCTAGCAAAAGCAATTGTAGGAACTGCTGAATTTTTAGGCTTAATACCAGATAAATCATTGAAAGACCAGCCTACAGGATGGAACTGGTTTGGAGCCGCAAAAGATGCTGGATTTTCTGGAAAAGTTTCATCTAACCAACAAGGTATTCCAATTGACCAAAGCATAAGCAATAAAATTCAAGCAATTAATAATTCTGTTTCTTTAAAAGGTGTAGATCCTAAATTAGCATCAGCTATTCAAGCCGCTGGATTAACAGCAATTAGTGGCTATCGTTCCAAAGAATATGCAATGTCGCAAGGAATTTGGCATGAAGGATCACACCATACAGTTTTAAATCAAGAAGGATATGCCACAGCAGTAGATGTTTCTACTGCCAGTTTAAATGCTTTAAGAGCTAAATATAAATCTGAAGAAGAATTTAACAGAGCTACTGGTTTATATGCTCCATATAGCAAAGATCCTAAAGAGAGAAATCATCTTGAATTATTTAATCCTAATAAAACAGATATCTATGTAAATACTGGCGATGGCGTAAGCCAAAAAGCTGCAACAATGGCTGGAACACAAAGGTAATTATGACTTCTTTAGCTCAAACAACTTTCTCTGCCGCATTTGAAATAGCTCCTATATGGCTTGTAGGCGGTCTTGCTGATTATTTGGGTGGTTATGCTCCAGTAACATTATTGACTGAAATGATGGATATTCCGGGCATTGAAAATGGGGAATTTTTTGCTCATTACAAGCCATTACCGGGTGGTTCATTGGCTAAATGGAAAATAGCTGAATATCCTTTTGCTAATTTTGCAACAGCCGCAAATGCTGTAGTTCAAGAACCTTTAGACATAAGTATGTTAATGGTTTGCCCTGCTCAAACAGGTGGTGGTTTAATTATTAAACAAGCCATTTTGACTGCTTTACAGTTTGGTATTCAACAGCACATTTCTACAGGTGGAACTTTTACAGTTTTAACTCCTGCTTTTACTTATGCAAACTGTTTATTAACTGGTATTAGAGATATATCTCCACCGGGAGATAAACAAGTTCAATATATGTATCAATGGGATTTTACTCAACCATTGATTACTTCATCACAATCTCAGTCTGTTTTGGGAACTTTGATGAATAAAGTATCTAATGGATTGCCAACTACAGCTACTTGGACACAAGCTCCTACGGCACAAATACCAAACAATTTATGACTACTTTAGTTAAATTTAATCCTTCTGTTTATGCAAATTTTCAATTTAATCCAACTTTAGATGGAGTAAATTATGTAGCTATTGTTACTTGGAATTTGTATAGCAGTAGATATTACATTAACATTTATAACAATAATGGTACTTTAGTTGTTACCAATCCTGTTGTGGCATCACCAGATGATTTCAACATTAATCTAGTATTTGGGTATTTTCAAACATCAACATTAGTCTACAGAAATAGTAGCAATAATTTTGAGATTAGCCCATGAGATTTTATGACATTACTATTGCTCCACCATTAGCTGATTCAAATAGATTTACAGCATTTAGTTATAGCTCACAATCTGGTTTAGGATCAGATAATTATTCATCTTTAAGAGTAGATTTAGACATTTTTCAAAATGCTTATCATCAATACGCATCAAATGGATATGTCAAAGTTTGGGGTGTAGATTTAAAACAATTAAGCAATATTGCCAATTTAAACCCTACTATTTCTACAGATGGTAGAACTGTTCAACTTTGTCAAATTTATGTTCAAATTGGAATGTCTAAGGGTTTACCCTATGCTAATCCTAGACAGCGTGGAATTGTTTTACAAGGATCAATTCTTCAAGCTTTTGCAAATTGGCAAGGAACAGAAGTTTGTTTAGATTTAGTAATTGTGCCGGGATATGTAGATCCAAATTCACTTAGAAATATTACTTTTAATTGGAAAAAAGGAACAGAGTTAACTGATGCAGTAAAACAATCCTTGCAAAATGCTTATCCAGCTACGCCTGTAAACGGATCATTTAGTTCTGGATTGATATATACGGAAGATACTATTGCACAAAATTTTGATTTATTAAGCTTATCATCCAAAGTAAATCAAGTAAGTAGAACTATTAAAAAAGACCCAAATTACACAGGAGCAATTATTACTTCTAATGCAGAAGGGTTTTTCTTAACAGATTCTGGTATTACCCCAAAAGCTACCAAACAAATTGCTTTTACAGATGTAATTGGTAATTTAACTTGGCTTGGAATCAACACTATTTCCACAAAAGTAGTAATGAGAGGGGATCTCAATATCGGAGATTACATTTCTTTTCAATCAGGAATACCAGTTTTAAATATTGTTAACAATAATTCTCAATATAGAAATAGAATTTCGTTCAATGGAACATTTTTTATTACCAAATTACATCATGTTGGAAGTAGCAGATCCCCAGATGGTAATGCTTGGGTAACAATTATTGAAGCAATTATTCCCGGAACACCTATAAATCAGATATGAGTGCTGAACAAAAAACGCCTTTTGCGGTATCAATATCAAATCTTATCCAAGGAAAAATGGATGAAAACCAACAATCTTTTGGTTTTCAGCTTCCTTGCAGAGTTATTGCTGTAAATGGTTCTATTGTTACAGTTAACTTTGAAATTGATACAGGCGGAGAATTTACTTTCCCACCAGTAACTTGTCCTATTGCTCAAAGCACCTATGTAAGACTGCCTGTACAGGTAGGTGACTTTGGTTTGTGTATAGCCGCAGATGCAAGACTAGGGGGAATTACAGGACTTGGTAAGGGGTTAGCACCATTAGGACTTCCTTTTAACCTTGGTGCGCTTGTTTACCTGCCTATTGGCAATATAAACTGGTCATCAGTAGATCCTAATGCAGTCAATATTAATGCTCCCAATGGAGTAGTTCTTAGAGATACCAATAACAATTGCACAGTTACATTGACCCCTTCTGGAGTGACTGTAGCTATTGGAAGCACTAGTCTTGTAGTAGATAACACAGGAGTAACAGTTAATGGCAAATTTACAGTTAACGGAGATGTTGCAACAACTGGTGCTTTAACTAATAATGGCAAAAGTGTTGGTAGCACTCATAAACATTCAGGTGTTCAATCAGGCACAAGTAATACAGGAAATCCAGTATGAGAACTTATGGCGTAGATCCCAATACCCAAAAATGGGTAGAGGTTCAAGAAACCAGTTATGTATGGCTGGCTACTTTGGCTCAAACTTTAAGGTTAAATCAAGGGGAAAGCCCTTTTTATGCCAATTATGGAATACCAGCACAAAATTCTGTAAATACACAAATTCCACCAGATTTGGCTGTTAATAGAACCCAGACACAATTTGCTCCATATTTTGCTAGTTTGACAGTTTTAAAACAACAAAATACAGTCAACCCAACTTATAATGTTAATGCTGTATTCCAGAATGGAACAATTATTTCTACAACGGTGGCAAGCTAATGGCACAAATTACTACTGCTGGAGCAATACCAGCTTCACCAACAGATCTTCGTGATGCTGAAATAGCAGCGGCAACAGCTTTAGCTCCGGGCTTAACAACTAATTTACCCGGTAGTCTTGTAGAAGATATGGCTTCCACAGCCGCTGGTGCTGTGGTGATTCAAGATCAGGCTTTTGTAGACTTGGTTAATTCTATTAGCCCTGCAACTGCTAACCCTTCAATTCTTTATCAATTGGGGCAAGTCTATGGCGTACAACAAGGTCAAGGTTCTAACACTTCTGTTTATGTCGTTTTTAGCGGGCTTGCTGGGTTTGTTATTCCTGTTGGATTTACTGTTTCTGATGGCACTTACCAATATACCGTTCAGGATGGTGGAATTATTGCAACTTCTGGGCAAAGCTCCCCACTTTACTGTTTGGCGACTGTAGCCGGTTCTTGGGCTATTCCTGCCGGTACAGTTACTCAAATCATTACTTCTGTACCAGCAGGATTTACCCTAACTTGTACTAACCCAAATGCAGGTTTACCCGGATTAACAGCACAAACTATTGCTTCTTATCAAGCTCAAGTTATTCAAGCTGGAATGGTCACAGCGCAAGGAGTTCCAGCTTTTATTAAAACTCAGCTTCAAAAAGTATCAGGTGTGCAACCAAGACTTATATCTGTCCGTTTGGTAGCTACAAATCAATGGGAAATTATTTGCGGCGGCGGAGATCCTTACGCTGTTGCAAACGCTATTTTTAACAGTGTTCCAGATATATCCAATTTAGTAGGATCAACTTTAGCAATTACAAGTATTACTACCGCCGCAAACGGTGTAGTAACGACAGACTTAAATCACGGTTTTTCTACAGGTCAAGTCATTACGATTGCAAGCGTAAGCCCAACATTTTTTAATGGCAGCTATACCATCACTGTTTTAACTGAAAATACTTTTGAATTAAATGTAGCTACCACAGGTCATACTTATGTTAGCGGCGGCGTTGTAACACCTAATCTGCGTAATATTACAGTTTCTGTTAATGACTATCCCGATACTTACAACATTATTTTTGTAAATCCGCCATCTCAAACAGTCAATGTAACCATTACTTGGAATACAATTTCTACCAATTTGGTATCAGCAACTGCAATAGCGTCTTTAGCCGCCCCAGCTATTGCTAATTACATCAATAGTATTTCTGTTGGACAGCCAATTAACACTTTTGAGTTACAAGAAGCTTTTCAAATAGCCGTAGCTTCTATTTTGCCGGTAAATCAGATTTCTAAAATTAACTATGTAGTCGCAATTAACGGTATTGATACAGCGCCAGTAAGTGGAGAGCTATTAATTTATGGTGATCCAGAAAGCTATTTTTCTACAAATACAAGCTTAATTACTGTGGTTCAAGGCTAATATGTTAACCCAAGTACTACCCGCTTATCTCTATCAACAATATACGCAAGACCCGTATAGTGAAGATTTACAAGCGTTTTTTACAGCATATAACAATACATCTCAACAATATCTTGATAATACAAATGCTTTAGAACTGCCTATTTATACTGTTCAAAGCTATCCTTTATTGGATTGGACAGCTACATCTATATACGGGATGCCTAGACCTACTTTAAGTACCCCTGTTGAATTTTCCACTTTGGGCGTATATGACACTGTTCCATATAACACTACAGCATATAGTCAAGATATTGAAAGCTCCCCAAATAGTTATTATGAAGTTACAGACGATGACTATAAACGAATTTTGACTTGGAATTTCTATAAAGGGGATGGGTTTCAATACACCACTCAATGGCTAAAAAGACGAGTAACACGTTTTCTTTATGGTGTAAATGGAACAGATATACCTGATATAGCGGATATTTATAATGTCAGCGTTACTTATGGAAGCGCAAATGCCATAACAATTACAATTCCAAATTTAGCTATATCGCCAATTTTTAATGCCGCAATTCAGTCAGGTATATTAAATTTACCGTTTCAATACACCTACACAATTGTGTACTGATTCGATACAATAACAATATTATTCAAAAGGGTTTTTATGACTATTCAGCTTTTTGCAAATAACGCTAAAACTACCCTAGCATCGCCAATCAATGCAACCCAAACTACCATTACAGTAGCCCCCGGAACTGGCGCATTATTCCCTAATCCGACTACTGGGCAAGCTTTTAAAGTAACTTTAGTTAGCGCAACTTCCTCAAGCACTTATGAAATTTGCCTTTGCACCGCTCGATCCGGCGATACTTTAACAGTAGTTCGCGCGCAAGAAGGTACTTCAGGCACACCGTTTGTTTTGAACGATATTGTAGGAAACTATGATACTGCCGGAGTCATGGCGGATTTAGTGCAATCTGAACAATTGCAGGCTAGAACATACACTTATGCTGCTGGTGGCGGTACTGCCAATGCTTTGACCGGCACTTTAACTTCTAATTTAACCAGTCTTTCTGACGGCTTTGCATTTACTTTAAGCTCAACTGCACCAAATACTGGCGCAGCTACATTAGTATTAACCCTAGGTTCTACCATTTTAAGTTCAGCACCAATCGTTAAAGGTAACAATATCCCGTTATCAGCGAATGACATCCCCGGCGCTAACTACCCATGTAATTTTGAATGGAATGCAACCTATGGTGCGTATGTATTAACCAATCCAGCATCGGGAAATATTGTTCAAGTGGTCAGTGCAGTAATCACTGCTAGCACAACTACTACTTCTACAAGCTTTGTAAATACAGCAGTTACAGCAACCATAACGCCAAAATATGCTACCAGCAAAATTTTGATTATGGTTTCTGCTTCACAAGCCAATTACAACTATACCAATGAAATGGATACCCAATTAGTTAGAAATGGCTCTACAGTAGTGGCTGGTAGTTATCGTATTTATGAATCGTTTTTTCCTCAAGGCGCAGGCGACAATACTTGGGGATCACACTCCATTCAAGTAGTTGATACACCTAATACAACGAGCGCTGTTACTTACACTATGCAAGTAAAAAATCAAGTATTTAATGGTGGTTATGTCGAATATGGCTCAAACGATACAAATGCTTCTAGCATAATTTTGATGGAGATTTTGTAATGATTACGCCAACAATTGCTCAAGCTATTTTAAATTTAGCGCCAACAGCGGAATTTGCTGTGCAAGGGACTTATCCTGACTATACAGTTGAATGGATTAACCCAACAAAAGCGCCAGTAACTACAGCTCAAATCAATGCTGAATATGAAATATTGGTAGCCAATGTACCTTTGGAAGAATGTAAAAATCAAGCAAGCGCATTGTTATACGCTACTGATTGGACAACTATTCCTGACATTACAAACCCAGAAAATACTCCGCATTTATTAAACCAAAACGATTTTTTGGTATATAGAAATACAGTTCGTGCTTTAGCTGTTAATCCAATTGCTAACCCTGTATTCCCAACACAACCCACTGCTCAATGGAGTTCTTAATATGTACAACTATGGAAGCCCAATTACAGGCACATTAACAGGAACTACTGCAACAGTAGCTATTCCTATTTTAGTTTACCCTGCAACTATTGTTTTAAATTCTGCGGCTGGTGGTCGCACAATTCAGTTATCCGTGGATAATGGAAACACTTTTTATAGTGCTGTAACTCCAACTGGAACTGAAACAGGGCAAATCTACTATGTATTAACTTTCCCTGTAACAACAATTAAATTTACTGGCGCAGCAAACGACACATATAGTATTCTTTAAGAATATTGATTAAGGTTTACCATGACAATATTCTTATTTGCTAACCAAGCGCAAACTACGCTGGCATTACCAGTGTCCCCTACCGATACCACTATTTATGTGGCTAGCGGTACGGGAAAATATTTTCCGCAACCAACTGCAAATCAACAGTTTGCGTTAACTTTAGTTAACTCCACAAATAATTTAGTAAATGAGATTGTCTATGTAACTTCTGTTTCTGGAGATGCATTTACTGTAATTAGAGCGCAAGAAGGCACTATTGCTCAGTCATGGAAATTTGGTGATTTTGCTACAAATTTAGATACTGCCGGAACTATGGCTGCTATGGCGCAAATCTATGCGCTAAATAATGGCTACTATTCACCTGCATTTCAAAATATGTTTACGGTAACAGGTCAAGTAGATACTTTACCTATTAATCAAAATGATTTAGTAAATAAAGCGTATGCCGATGCACTAGCACAAGGCATGACAGCTAAGGCTGAATGTCAGGTAGCAACTATCCCCGCATCAAAAGGCGGCGGTAATATTACTTTATCAGGATTGCAAACTATTGATGGATACACTACTTTAGCTGGTGATCGAGTTTGCGTAAAAGATCAAAGTAACCCTGCTGAAAATGGCATTTATGTAGCCAATTCTAATGCTTGGACAAGAGCATTAGACATGAATGTTTGGAGTGAAGTTTCGGGTGCTTTTACTTTTATTGAGTATGGAACAATAAATCATGGCACTGGTTGGGTAGTTATTTCTACAGAAGCAGGAACAATTAATGTAACTCCTATTGTTTGGACACAATTTTCTGGCGTAGGCACTTCTGGGTATTCTGGCTATAGCGGTTATTCAGGTATTAGCGGATATTCGGGTTACAGTGGAATTTCAGGTTTTAGTGGATATTCTGGTTTTTCAGGATATTCAAGCTATTCTGGATTCTCAGGATTCTCAGGTTATAGCGGATTTAGTGGTCAGCAAGGTACATCCATTAATTTAAAAGGTTCTGTACCAACCCCTGCGGATTTACCATTAGTTGGCAATAAAGTTAATGATGCTTACATCGTAGATTCCGATGGGGATTTATATGTTTGGAATGGCACAAGCTGGTTTAACGCTGGTCAAATTGTAGGTTATTCAGGATACAGTGGATTCTCAGGCTTTTCGGGAACTTCTGGCTATTCAGGTTTTAGTGGCTATTCTAGTTACAGTGGATTCTCTGGTTATTCAGGAATTTCTGGATTTAGTGGTAAATCAGGATATTCTGGTTATTCAGGTATTAGTGGATACAGTGGCTCTGGTGTTTCTGGTTATTCTGGTTTTTCTGGCTATTCAGGGATCAGTGGCTTTTCAGGATTTAGTGGAATTTCGGGATACAGTGGCTTTTCAGGTATTAGTGGAGCTAGTGGTTATTCTGGAATTTCTGGCTATTCAGGACAGAGTGGTTACAGTGGAATATCAGGATTTAGTGGATATTCAGGCTCAGGTGTGTCTGGTTATTCTGGCTATAGTGGTATTTCAGGCTATTCAGGTCAAATAGGTACATCAGGATTTTCTGGATATTCTGGCTATTCAGGAATTTCAGGCTATTCTGGAATATCCGGTTTTTCTGGACAATCAGGATTTTCTGGATACAGTGGCTATTCTGGTTTAAACGGGATAGCTCAAAGCGGCGTTAGTGGCTACTCAGGTTATTCTGGATTTAGTGGATATTCTGGCATTTCAGGATATTCAGGCTACAGTGGCATTTCTGGTTATTCTGGTATCTCTGGATACAGTGGAGCAAATGGAAGCACTGGTGCTTCTGGATTTAGTGGCTATTCAGGATATTCGGGCTATAGTGGTTCTGGAATTAGTGGATATTCTGGATACAGTGGTATTTCAGGATTTTCTGGTATTTCAGGATTTAGTGGCTATTCTGGCATTTCTGGATATTCTGGTATCAGTGGTTACTCTGGTATTGGTTCAAGTGGTTATTCTGGGTATTCTGGTTATTCGGGCTATTCTGGAAGTGGTATTTCTGGTTACTCAGGTTATAGTGGCTATTCTGGCATTTCTGGATTTAGTGGGTTTTCAGGTATTTCAGGCTATTCAGGTATTTCAGGTTATTCAGGATTCTCAGGAATCTCTGGATATTCTGGATCTGGTGTAAGTGGTTATTCAGGTTATTCAGGTTATTCTGGAAGTGGAACTTCTGGATACTCTGGTTACAGTGGATATTCGGGAATTTCTGGATTTAGTGGCTATTCTGGAATTAGTGGTTATTCTGGTGCTGTTGGTGCTGGTGGTGTAATTGGTAATTGGGGTTCTTTTTATGACACTACCAATCAAACTGCTTCAAACACTACTGCATCTTATGTAATAAACATAGGTAATACTGATCCTAACAGTACAGGAGTTAGTATTACTTCTGGCAATAGAATTACTTTTGCCAATGCTGGTGTTTATGATATTCAATATTCAGTTCAATTTACTAATACTAGCACTGGTTCTGGTAATGACAATGTTGATATTTGGATTAGGGTTAATGGAAATGATGTAGATGATAGTAATAGTATTTTTAATATTCCTAGAGCACAAGGTGGTGTAAATGGATATTTAATTGCTGTTACTCCATATACTTTAAAACTGAATGCTGGTGATTATGTTCAATTAGTATGGGCAGTAAGCACTACCAACATTTCGATTGTTACCACTGGAGCACAAACTAACCCAACAGTACCAGTAACTCCCGGTGTTATTGTTTCAGCGGCACAAGTTACATACACACAATCAGGATATAGTGGAATTAGTGGTTATTCTGGATATTCTGGTATCAGTGGTTATTCTGGTTATAGTGGAATTTCTGGATTTTCTGGTTATTCAGGTTCAGGAGTAAGTGGTTATTCTGGGTATTCAGGCTATTCTGGTTCTGGTTTTTCTGGTTATTCTGGTTATTCTGGATTTAGTGGTATATCAGGATTCAGTGGTATTTCAGGATTCAGTGGATATTCAGGTATCAGTGGATTTTCTGGATTCTCAGGTTATAGCGGTTCTGGTATATCAGGTTATTCTGGCTATAGTGGCGCAGTAGGCGCTTCTGGATTGTCTGGTTATAGCGGTTATTCTGGAACTAATGGTGCAAATGGCGCTTCTGGATTCTCTGGATATTCAGGTTATTCTGGTTCAGGAATTAGTGGTTACTCAGGATATAGCGGTTCTGGAATCTCTGGATTTTCTGGTTATTCAGGATATTCTGGTGCTGGTTCTACTATTTCAGTAACTTCAACTAGCACTAATGCTACTTTCTATTCAGTATTTAATAGCTCTACATCTGGCACTTTTAGTACCGCCAATGTAAATTCTGCATACAATTTTAATCCTTTAACTGGAGCTTTATCTGTACCTGAAGTAGTTGCAAGTAATGGTTTAGTATTAAATGCCAATACCAACACTGCTTCATTTACTATTCCTACTGGATATAATGCTATGAGTGTAGGTACATTTATAACTGCCGCAGGGACAACGATCACTGTTTCTGCTGGCTCTAGGTGGATAATTATATGAGTACCCCAAAATTAGTTTTAAGTGGCGATACTTCAGGTGCTATTAGCATAGTAGTGCCTGATGTAGCTGGAACAAATACTATTAGCTTTCCAGCAAAAACAGGAACGATTGCTTTAACTAGTGATATTCCATATACAGCTTCTTATTTAATTGTTGCAGGCGGCGGTTCAGGTGGGTCAAGAATTGGTGGTGGCGGTGGTGGCGGTGGAGTTATATCAGGCTCTTTAAATATTTTTGCTGGCACAACATATTCGTTTACTGTAGGAGCAGGAGGAGCTGCTGTTACTGATTCTGCTGGAACTGGTATAGCTGGAAATACTGGTAGCAATTCAACAGCATTTAGCTCTACTGCATTAGGCGGTGGTGGCGGTGGTGCATATAATGGTCTTGCCGCAAAATCAGGTGGTTCAGGAGGCGGCGGAACATATAGCGGCGCTTCTGGTGGAGCAGGAACTTCAGGACAAGGTTACGCTGGAGGAAACAATGGCGGTGGAACTTCAGGATGTGGCGGTGGTGGTGCAGGAGGTGTTGGTGGTGCAGAATCAACAGTAACAGGCGGCAACGGTGGAGTTGGTATTGTTAATACAATTACAGGCTCTAGCGTTTATTATGCTGGCGGTGGTGGCGGTGGTGGCACAACTTCTGCTGGCTCTGGAGGTACAGGTGGAGGTGGCGCAGGAGCGCCTCAAACATTTACTCCAGCTACAAACGGAACTGCTAATACTGGTGGTGGCGGCGGTGGAGTTCGAGATGCTGCAGATTCAGGTGGTTTTGTTTCTGGCGCAGGTGGTTCAGGTGTTGTAATTGTTTCTGTTCCAACATCTAATTATTCAGGAACTACAACAGGTTCACCAACAGTTACAACTAGCGGCTCTAATACAATTATCAAATTCACATCTAGCGGCTCATATACAGCTTAAACGGAGAAATAAATGGGACATTTTGCAAAAGTTTTAGATGGAAAAGTAACGCAAGTAATTGTTGCTGAACCTGACTTTTTTACAACATTCGTAGATTCAAGTCCTGGCACTTGGATTCAAACTAGCTACAACACAATAGCTGGCAAACATACACAAGGTGGCACACCTTTGCGTGGTAATTACGCTGGCATTGGTTACACATACGATGCACAAAATGATGTTTTTTATCAACCACAGCCATTTCCTAGTTGGACATTAAACAAAGAAACTTGGACATGGGATTGCCCTGTGCCACAGCCTGTTGATGGCAAAATTTACACATGGAATGAAAACAATAAAACTTGGGATGTTGTAGCTACACCTACAACTGTTGCTACATTGCCATGAGTACGCATGAATTAGGCTTCTTTGGCAATATTTGGGTAAGACAGCATATTATTCCAAAAGCTGGAGATTCTATTGGTGGTCATAAACATCATTTTGACCATGTTAGTTTGCTTACAAAAGGTAAAGTTCGGGTAGAAGTAGAGGGTAATCCACCTAAAGAATTTACTGCTCCAACCTTTATAGTTATTAAAAAAGAACATCAACACAATGTTATTGCATTAGAAGATGATGTTAGTTGGTATTGCGTATTTGCTTTGCGTGACTTGGACGGAGAAGTTGTTGAGATATTCGACCAAGAAAAGCATAACCCTTTAAGTTCAGCTATTAAAAACTAACTATGGCAATTGTGTTTGACCCTATCAACAGCGTAACTTTACCTAGCTGGACTACGGCTGGCAGACCTGCATCGCCTAATGCTGGCGAATTTGGATTTAATTCAACCCTTTCAAAGTATGAATTTTGGAATGGTTCTTTTTGGAATGTGATGGGCTAATTATGAGCATAATTGTAGATGGTACAAATGGATTAACTTTAGCAAGCTGGACTACGGCTACAAGACCTACTAGCCCTACTGCTGGTCAAATTGGTTATAACACTACTATTGCAAGCGTTGAAGGTTGGAACGGATCAGCATGGGCTACATTAGCTGCAACTCCTACATACACAGGAACTTTTGTAGCAGTAGCTGGCGCAGGTGGTGGTGGAGCAGGTTCTACAGCAGGTGGTGGAGGCGCTGGCGGATATTTATCATCAACCGCTACTCTTGTATCAGGCACAGTTTATACAGTTACTGTAGGAGCTGGTGGAGCTGGTGGTACAGGTACAGGTTTATATGGGCCACCTGGCGCCAATGGAAGTAATACAAGTTTTGCAGCTTCTACAGGTTTGCAACAAATTGTCATTGGCGGTGGCGGAGGTGCTGGTTACAATGGTGGCGGTCAAGCAAACAAAGGCGGATCAGGAGGCGGAGGTGCTTACGGCACTTCAGCAGGGGCTGGAGTAATTATTGCTGGACAAGGAAACGTAGGCGGAAATCAAGCTAACTACGGAGCAGGAGGCGGAGGCGGATCAGGCTCTGCTGGCGGAAACGCATCAGGCAACACATCAGGCAGCGGTGGATCAGGAACAGCAACTTCTATTACAGGCTCTAGCGTAACTTATGCTGCTGGAGGAAATGCTGCAAATAATGGTGCTGGCGGCACAAATACAGGCAATGGTGGTGGTGGCTCAAACGGAAACAATGGTGGCAATGGAGGATCAGGCATATTTATTTTATCCGTTCCTACTGCGAACTATACTGGTACAACTACTGGTAGCCCAACAGTAACAACTAATGGTACAAATAAGGTTATTACATTTTTGGCAAGCGGAAGCTATACTGCATAAATATGACCTACAAAATTTATGGGTTAGATGTACAAACTCAATGGAATCAAATTCTTGATCTTCATGTTTTAAAATTGGCTAAAGAGTATCATCCGGATTGGTACCGCTGGAGATTAACTAATAACTATGAAAGAGCCGTTTTTCTTAAAGGCGATCAAGTTCACGCCAGAGAAACTGCGCGATATAACTGGGCTAGGCAAAACTATTTTGGTAATGAAATACTAGAAATAGGTTGTTCATCTGGATACGGTTCTCAATTTTTTCCTGATAGTGTTAACTATTTAGGGTTAGATTACGATCCAATTATCGTAGAAGTAGCGAAAGAACAGATTTGGGGCTTTAACCGTAGTTTTTGCCAAGCGGATATTAACAACTATCCGTTAGGTCAATATGACACTATCATCGCTTTTGAAGTCATTGAGCATTTAGATAACGGCTTACAGATTGTAGAAAAGTTAAAAGCTCACTGCAAACGGCTTTTGATTACAGTCCCCCACAATGAGCCTGTTGGCTTTTGGGGTATTCACCATAAATTACATGGTTTAAACGAAAGCTATTTCCCCGGTTTTAAATTTAACTATATCAATGAATTTGGTGTAATTACTGAAACCATGCAACCAGTTTCAGAAACTAATAAATTTAATTTGATGATTTGTAGGTGGGACAGTGAGTAAAGTTCTTTGCTCTATCGCCACTAGGGGGCGCTATTTCACAACACTGCCGCTTGTTATTCAAGCGGTTTTTAATCAGACAAAATTACCTGACAAATTGATTATCTTTGATGATAACGATGAGCCAATAGATGTTAGAAAAGAGTTTTTGTATCAGCATTTGATCTATGTATTAAACAGCAAAAAAATTGAATGGGAATGGCTTTTTGCCGGTAAAAAAGGGCAACACCATATCCATCAAATGGCAAATACTATTGCCAGTAAAACAGGTTACGAATGGGTTTGGCGATTGGACGATGACGCTATCCCCGAACCTAACGTATTAGAAAACTTATACAAACACATCAACCCCTCAGTGGGCGCGGTTGCAGGGACTGTTTTTAATCCTCAATCACCTATAGTAGCTTTAAATTCTTCGGGAAAAATAGACGACTTAGAAAAAGAACCCAATATCCAATGGGGTTTAATTGAAAAACCTAAAGAAGTTGAGCATCTTTATTCTACGTTTTTATACCGAGCAGGCGCGCATGACTTTAACCTAGGGCTTTCCAGAGTAGCGCATAGGGAAGAAACGCTATTTTCTTTTGGTTTATATCAAAAAGGATATAAACTTTTAGTGGTTCCCAATGCAGTTTCTTGGCATTTAAAAAACCCTCAAGGCGGTATTAGGGATGGCTCTAAAGAAGGAATGTTTGCCCATGACGAATTTATTTTTAGCAATTTTGTACGTTTTAGAAACCATACTATTGTGGTTCTTAATTCTGGGCTTGGGGATCATATCGTTTTTAGTCGCGTTCTTCGTGATATTGCCAACCCTCTTGTATTCACTTGTTACCCGGAAATAGTGCCCGGTCAATCTATTGCAGAAGCGCACTATCTTTTTGGTGATATTGAACCTTGGAATATCTACGCAAAAATGGATCAATGGAAATGGACTGATAGTTTAGAAAACGCTTATAGAAAGCTATACCTATGATTTTGATACACCCTTATGCTAAACCATTAATCAAAGGTACAGAAAACCCCAAAAACTATCCATATTGGAATGAACTTGTATACAAATTGGCAAAAAATGAACTAGTCGTTCAAATTGGTGTAGAAGGTGAAAAGCAGTTAGTACCCGATTTTCGTAAAAACTTACCCATGTCAGAGTTGCGGGCATTATTAAAAGAGTGCCGCACTTGGATTGGCATAGATAGCTTTTTTCAGCACTTAGCTTGGAGTGAAGGTAAACCGGGCATTGTGCTATGGTCAGTGTCTGACCCTAATATTTTTGGACACCCTGAAAACATTAATTTACTAAAAGACCGTAAGTATTTGGCTACAAATCAGTTTCTTTGGTGGGAATACACGGAACACAATCCAGATGCTTTTGTAAAACCCAAAGAAGTGTTACACTTTCTGTAACTTTTAGTGTTTAAATAAGGGGTAGGCTATGTCTTGGGAGTCCATAATCGCAGCGATAACGCTAGCCTACATGTTTATTAGTGGACTTATTGGTTGGTGGACAAATAGCATTTCCCGTAGTCAAAAAGAAGTGAGCGATGCCCAAACGCAGTTAGCTAGGGATATGAAAAAAATTGAAGTGATGCTTCCGAATGAGTATGTTAAAAAAACCGATTTAGATCAAAGACTATCAAGAATGGAACATACGTTAGACTTGATAATGGCAAAATTAGACACCAAACAGGATAAATAATGTTCGCTAAAATCTGCGCCCTTCTTCGCAAAAAACCAGTTGAATCTAAATTACCAGAATTTCCTGTACAAATACCAGTCAAAGAAAAGAAAGAACTGGTTAAAAAAGCTACCACCCGTAAGCCCGTAGCTAAAAAGACAATACCAGTTGCTAAAAAGACAACGATCAAAAAGAAAAAATGAAGAAGTTTTTTACCGATATTCTGACCCAGAACGATAATCGTACTTGGTGCATCGGTAGAGTATCGTTATTCCTAGGAGCTTTATCGTTTATCGCTCTTGGCTTTATTCATGCCATTTTGAACCATTCGATGGATTTTTCAGCTTTTGGCATGGGGCTAGGGGCTTTAATTGGTGGTAGCGGTGTTTATGTAGGCGCTCAATCAGCGACAGATAAAAATGTGGAAAACTCTTCTCAGTAAAGCTATTGGCTTTTTCTCTGGTAATGTTATCACCTATGTCGAAATTGGATTGGCTGCTGTGGTGCTATTTTGCGTTGGCTATACTCCTTGGCATTGGGAGCATAATAAGTTTCTTAAATACCAAGAAGAACAAGCAGGGATCGTCAAAGAGCAACTTGCGGAAAATAAAGCCAAAGAACAACAACACGCATTAATCGTTAAAGGAATCCAAGATGAACTTGCCGCTAAAACTATCATTTTGCGCCGCTATTATGCTAACGGGTTGCGCTCACCAAGTCCCGGTACCATGTTATCAGGATCAGCCACCTCCTCCAGAATTGATGCAGAAACCAAGTACACATTAC